GGTTAATAAAAGATATTTAAATTATAACTTGACATGTATTTCTTAATACTTAAAATGATTTTAACGGACTAATTACCCGTCATATCCAGCATTGGTTATTTCTTTTCTATTGGAATGGAGTTTAAAAGACTCCTTTCTAGAAATTAAATAAACAACTCGATATTATAAAAAAGAAATAAATTAGATACAAATATCTAATTAACAATGCCCTACAATCAATAAAATAAGAAGGGCGTCGAGGTCAAGTGGCAATTCAAACGGCGAAAAACTTACTCAAATTGATTTTGAATGTTAAATTAATTATTTAACCACTGATTGATAAAAGTGATAAAACCCTTGGTGTTTTTATATTAGCTACAAGGGCTAAGAGCAAGTAATTGCGACCGTTAGAAGATTGAGAAATGAAAAAGGAGACCGCTAACCCGCCTCTTAAATATTTTAAAGATATTTAGGTTTCTAATATAATCTGTTAAAACTGCGAGCGACAACTCAGGAATAAGTTTTTACAGGAATTTCTAGTGATAGGGATTTCTGTATCTTCAGCTCGCTCGAATCTTGGAATAAGACTTAATCTTCTTACTTCCTTATTTATTCTTTAAGATTATTTATTGACTTTTTTAATTTGATAAATATTTTAAAGTAATTGTTAATTAAAAACAAAAAAAAATGTCAGAAATTACTATTGATGAATTTATCGCAAGAGAAAAAGAAATTGCTAGCTTAAAAGAGCAATTGAAAAATAGTGTCTGGAAACCAATAATTAAAACTTACATTTGTAGGAGAGATAGACAGCCTAAAAGAAAGTTGTTGATTAATTTAGAAGCGAATGATATTAATAAAGCTATTAAGAATAAATCTAAAAAAAAATATGGTTAAATTATGACTAAAAAGAAACCGAAAAGTGAACATAAAAAAGTTGGAAGACCTACAATAATGACACCTGAGGTTATCGCAAAATTAGAACTTTGTTTCGAAAAAGGCTACAGCGACTATGACGCATACAAAACCGCTGGAATTTCAAAAGATGCTTTCTATGATTACTGCGTTGCTAATCCTGACTTTAGCGAAAAAAAGGAGTGGTTAAAGAAAAATACAGTGATTCTAAGCAAGAATATTGTTTATGATAAGCTTGTTATTGATAAAGATATAAATACTGCTAAGTTCGTTTTAGAAAGAAAATGTAAAGATGAATTTTCACTAAAAACAGAAACCGAATTATCGGGCGAAGTAAAATCAAAAGTTGTTTACATCGAAAAAGAAGAAAAAGAAGCATATAAAAAACATATTGATAAAGTAATCGATGGAGATTAGGCACCCCCAATATTTTGGACAGCTCTTACATAAAGAAGGCTTTGAACGCTGGTTTTTATACATGTTTAAAGCCATTGAGGGTAGGAAATTTATTAAAGAAGCATTACACCCGAAGTTATTTCAAGCGTATCAAGATATTTATGATTTAAAAGAGAAGCGATTAAATATAAATGTTTGCCCAAGAAGTGCCAAAACTACATTAGCAAAATATTTCATTGCTTACACATTAGCAGTTAATCCAAGAAGTAATTTTATTTATACTAGCTACTCGCAAGCATTACTTAACGATATATCAAGAGACTTAACAAATATATTGACGCACCCGATTTATTTGGCAATGTATGACAACGGGGCTAAAGAAGAAAGCCAAGAATTTAATGCAATTGATGAGTTTTGGCAAAGCTACATTATCGAAGAAACTGGAAAGGCAACATTTTCGAGTAGGAAAATTACAACCGCAGAAGGTGGAGTTGTTTTATTTTCTTCTGTTGGAAGTCAAATTACAGGATTTGGTGCAGGAGTTAGAGGAGCAAAGCAATTTTCAGGTTGTTTAATTATAGATGATAGCAATAAACCCTCTGATATTTATTCACAAGTTCGCAGAAACAAAGTTAAATCATATTTTGAAGAAACTTTATTGTCTCGATTAAATGATAGCGAAGTTGCGATTGTCAATATTCAACAAAGATTACATTTAGAAGATTTAACGGGCTTCTTGTTGGAAAAATATAAATTTAATCTTTTAAAATTACAGTTGGTACTTGATGGAATATGTCAATTGCCCTCACAATATACATTAGAGCGATTAGAAGAGTTGCAAAAAAACGAATTTATGTTTTTATCGCAATATCAACAAACCCCGATTATGTCAGGCGGGGCAATATTTAAAAGAGATTGCTTTATATTTTCAAATGCATTGCCCGAAAAGTTCGATTATACTTTCATGACTGCGGATTTAGCGTATAAAGACAAGCAACATAATGATTTTACTTGTTTTAGCTATTGGGGAGTGTTAGAAAAAAAATTATATCTTATTGATTCTAAAAGAAAAAAAATAAACTCAGTTGAAATTGATAATTGGATTAGACCATGGATTATGCCTAAACTTGGCTATGGATTTAGATATATTTGGATTGAAGATAAAGCTCACGGAACTTATTTATTGCAACAATATCGCAAAGACGGCTTACCAGTTCCAAGCGAGCAAATGATTAAACAAACTTTGCCAAGAGATGGCGATAAAGTAATGAGAGCAAATAATATTATTCCTTGTTTAAATATAACTACTCCTAATGTTATATTTTATAATCAAATCGAAGGGTTTAATGATTTAGTTGAAGAGTTATTATCTTTTAATAATTCCGCTAACGATGATTTTGTCGATACTTTTATTGATGCTTGCAAAATTGGATTATTCGAGAAAAAACAAATTATCAGCTTTTAATCATAGTTTTTCACATTACTTTTTTTTATAAAAAATCTATTATTAAAAATAAAATCAATTTTTTTAGCATGCAATGGAATTTCTTTAAAAAAAAAGGCGAACTAAAATTCTTTAATTACTTTCTTGGTCGGGATAACAATTATTCAGCTACAACAAACCCTAGTGAATTTATTAATTTCTATTTAGAAGCTTGCCCAGTTTTTACCGCAACTAAGATGATTGCGGAAGCCATTGGCTCAATTGATATTGTTTTAAAAGATAAAAACGGCGATTTCACTTATGAACATGATGCTTTAAAACTTTTAAGAAATCCGAATCCATTTGTTGATGGTCAACTATTCATGCAAGAATTAGCATCAGCATATTTATTAACGGGAAATAGTTATATTAATATTATTGGCGAAAAAAAACCAGTTGAATTAAACACCATCAACCCGCAAGACATAATTATTCAACAAGATACAAAAGATGGTTATGCGGGTGAATATAGCTGGAACTCAACCAACACTAATCGTATTTACCGCAGAGATTATGACAAAAGATTTATTGATTCTCAAAAAAATGAATTACTTCATTTAAGAAGTTATAATCCTAAATTTTCATCATCAAATTTAATTGGAATATCAGCTTATGCGGGTTGTCAATTAGAGATTCAACAATACATTTTAGCAAGCGTTCATAATTATTCATTGCTTAAAAACCAAGCGAGACCAAGCGGAATTATTACTTACAAGGGCAATAACGAATTAAGCCAAGAACAAGTTGATGGTTTAAAATCTACAATTAAAAACAAATTATCAGGAGCTAAAAACGCAGGAGAGCCAGCTTTTCTAGGCGGTGATTTTAATTGGATTCAATTATCAGAATCAACAAAAGATATGGACTTTCCGACATTAAAAAAAGGTTGTGCAGAAGCTTGCTATTCAGCGGTTAAAATACCTTTGCCGATGATTAGCCCTGACAATATGTCTTTTTCCAACATGGACGCTTCAAAATATTTGTTTTATGATAATGCGGTTTTGCCAATCTTAAAAAGATTATTAAAATTTTTATCAGTAAAATTATTATCAAGATATCCAAACGCTCAGGGCTTAGAGTTTTACTTTGATGAATCAGCTATTGAAGCATTAGAAGCGAGAAAATATGAAAATGCTAAAATCCTAAGTCAAATTGGTAAATACACTGATAATGAAATTAGAAGCATCACAGGATTTGAAGCAATTGATGGCGGTGATATTATTTACCGACCAGCTAATTTAATTGAGTCGGGGAGAGATATTTACACAGATGATAATAGAAATAATCCAGTTGCTAAGAGTGAGTTTATTAAAATAATGAAAGCCCAACAACATCAAGATGGTGGGAAGTTTTATACTAATGATTATATCGAATTAAAAGCTAAAGAATTCTATGGAAATTGATGTTCGCAAGCGTAAATTAGAAGCTAATTCAATTCCTGATTTGCGGGTTATCTTTAGAAATATGGCAAATGATGCGGAAAGTATTTATCGCAAAAATGGTTCAGTAAATGCCAAAGAGTTAGCAAATAATTATTACCCCGAGTTTCTAAAAGAAATAAGGGACATGATGCGTAAAACAGTAAGAGAATTTAGTTTTGACTTGCGGGAAGATTTACAAAGAAAAGGTTTAAATTTTGGTATAGATTTAGAAATAAAAGAAATCACTGACCCGAATGTTAAAGACAAGCTAAAAGAAATAAACACACAGTTTAAAGAATCATCAACATTCTTTATTGCGAATCAAAGCGAACAGCAAGCAAAATATATCGCAGAAACAAACGCAAAAGAAATCGATTTAGCAATAAGACAAGAGGAGTTAAAATTTAACAATCAAAAAGCTTTGCCAGAATGGATAATTATTGCAAGAAATGTTAAGATTAACTTACTGGATAGAAGGCAAGCAAGAAGCGAGCTAATAGCTTCGCAAGTAGTTGGATTAACCGAGGCATGGACAAGACAAGAAGAGGCTCAAATTATAGATGAACAGGAGTTAGAGATTGACAATAAACCCGTTGAAGTTTTAAAAACTTGGGTAGCAATTCTGGACATGAAAACTAGACCCAGCCATGCTAGTGCCGACTTTCAACAAGTTGGTATTAATGATGATTTTATTATTGGTGGGTTTAAAGCTAAATTTCCAAGAGACCCAAATTTGCCAGCCAGCGAATCTATGGAATGCCGTTGCATTGTTGATTATTCAAATCGATTTGGCAATAAATCAATGTCACTTAAAGAAACGGAAACCTACAAACCAACCGATGAGATGGCAAATATTGCATCAAGGGCTTTAGAATGGCGTGCAAAATATGGAAGGGGCGGAACATTGGTAGGAGTTGCTAGGGCTAATCAATTAAAAAACAAAGAAAATTTAACTGAAAGAACAGTAAAAAGAATGCACTCCTTTTTTTCAAGGCATGGCAATTATCGCTCAACACATTACGAATTTAGAGATGGCGAGCCAACAACTTGGCGAATAGCTTGGGACTTATGGGGCGGTGATGCTGGTAGAGATTGGGCTAAGAGAATTGCTGATAAATTAAAAGAATAATTACTAAAATCGCAATAATTGCCAAAAAATATATCCGATGTTTTTCTGCTTTGTCATAATCATCGCTTTCTTTTTTAATCTTAATAAGAAATTCGTTAGTTAAAGGGTTATATATATACGGTGGTTTTTTTCTTTTCATAAAATTATAAAAAAATAATAATTAATACCATTAAAACAATTTGTAAACACAAGAATCTTTCAAAAACCCACTTCCAATCATAATCACTATAATCATTATTTAATACTTTTTCAAATATCGATAAATCGGATAATTTTTGAAATTCATTATTATTCATTTTCATTTGATAAATGATTCCGTTTTCATCTTCCGAAACTATTTTGCAATCAGTTGCTATAATATCTTTTTTATTGAATTTATTTTTTTTCATATACCTAAAATTTTATAATCGTTATAACCAAAATAAACAGTTAGTTTATTATTCTCTTTAGCTTGCCTAAAAATTTCTTTATCATCAGAAATTAAGATGCCGTAATTACCGCAATCAAAATTAACTATAAACTTACTTCTAAATCCTGATGGAGACTTAAAGTCTCTATTTAACAATTTGCAATCAATTGTTATCGCTTCTTTTTGAATCTTATTTTGTTTATAAAATATTTCACAGGGAATAATAATAATAAATAAAGAAGCAAGTATTATTATCATAATTAACATTATATAATCAAATTTATCCCGCTTAGGTTCTTTAGGCGGATATTTTAAATCAGGGGGATATTGACCAAATTTGCTCTGTATATAATCACACGGAACCGCTGGCGGTATTTGTCTTGCTTTATCGTTTTGTTTCATTTTTTTATTAAATAGTTTTAGTATCATAGTCATCAGGAACTGCTGGTGGAGGTGGCAAAATTTGTTCATTACCCAAATTAATATGATTTTCTTTTTTGTATATTAATTCGACCATGTCAACTTTGTTGTCAACGCTAACGACAAATTCATTAGCACATTCAATAGCCTTTCTCAATCTATCTTCTGGACTTATGTTTAAGCCTTCTGTTGAATATAAACTAGCAATTGCGTGATATCTACCCGACCCCGTGGCATCATAATTCTTTGTATTTATGTTTAGTTGAAAATTACTATAAAAGTGATACAATTCTTTTTCATAACCAAATAAAAAAGCAGATTCTGTTAGGTTTTTTATGCCATCTTCAGACACCAGGCAATTATTCACATCAAACAGAGTAATTAAGTAATCAACTATTGTGTTATAAATGTAATCATCTGTGGTTTGACCAACAAATCTTTTTGGTGGATTAAATTTGTTTGTCAAAACTTGACCTACTCTATATGAGCCAGCAACCCCAAATATAAAATCCTCTTTTTTAAATACTTTAGGTTTTTTATCTTGGCAGTGCATAAACCCATTGCTTCCCCTTCCGTCACCAGCAATGATAATTTTTTCTCCCGTGTTAATTCCTACTATGCAAGTCATATTTTTTAAATTAAAGTTTTTTATTATTATTCGGTAGCAGTGTTGGCGGTGGTAATCTAATATCTGTTTTGTTGCAGTGATTATAAGCTCCGTAACGATTTATTCCCGGAGTTGCCAATATAATAATGTAAATAAAACAACCTATTATAAAACCAACAAACTGTAATATATTTATTAAAAATTCTATCATTATCTATAATTATTAATTGTTTTTTAGCCCATAGATTTCGTTATCTCTGGCTTCCAAGATAATGGTCTTGGTTTATCATTTTCAGTAGTTTGCGATTTAGATTCTTTTAAAATCTCCTCAATAACTTCCAAAGCTAACTTTGAAGCATTTCTTTCGCCAACTACGACTCCTTGCAAGAAACCTCCAATGTTGCCATCTCTAACATCACCCTCAAAGTTTGCCATTTGTTGTAATTTTTCTATTTTAGTAGTAATCATAGTTTTAATTAATAGATTTAGCTAAATTAAATGAAATTTCATTAACTTCTCCATCGGCATTGCTAAAAGAAGCGTTTAGATTATAGACGGGCAATATTGCCAATCCTTCGCAAAAAATATTAGCAATTATAATATAATGAAAAAAAGTATTTGCATAACTTCCCAATATTAAATCATTAACAGATTTTCTAGTTTCTTCATTTTCAACAAAAAAAGTTAAGGTAAAATTATTGATTATTAAAATAGCATTAATATTTCTGCTTTTAAATTCTTTAATTAATTTTTCTTTGGTAAACATAGTTATTTATAATCATTGATTGCAATTGTATCGTCTTTTTTCCAAGCCTCATGCATTTTCTCAAGCTCGAATAAGTTAGCGACTTCGATTTTATTTGTTAGATATAGAATTGTTAAATCTTTGTGTAATAAGTTCCAAACGCGATTACCAACGCCGTAATTAATCCATTTGTTGGAAATTGCTTCACTAAAATTATTTTGTATTGAGAACTCTTTTACTTTTCCATTATATGGCAATTCTTTTGTGTATTTTTTTAGAATCCATCTAAATAATTGATAGCTTCCGTTAAATTTAATATTTAAGTCAACCGCAGGTTTAATCATAGTTTTTCACATTGTTAAAAAATAATAATTTAGTAAAAATAAACGCACAATTTTTAAAAAGCAAATTATTTTTTAATGAAAAAAGAAATTAAATCACTTCCATTTGAAGTAAAGGGTATTCAAGAAGATGAGGAATATTTTACCTTCGATGGCTATGCTTCAACTTTTGGCAATGTAGATTTTGGCGATGATGCAATAATGAAAGGTGCATTTATGGCTTCACTTGCTAAAAACTCATCAGTTCCAGTGCTTTGGCAACATCAAATGAGCGAGCCAGTTGGCAAATCAATTCAGCTTAACGAAGATGAAAAAGGACTTTATATCAAAGCAATCCTTCCTAAAAGCGATACGCTTGTTTCTGGTCGCATTATTCCACAAATGAAAGTTGGTTCGATTCGTGAAATGTCAATTGGTTTTTTTACTAGAGAATCAGAGATGGAAAAAGGAATTAGATTGATTAAAGAAATTGAATTATATGAAGTATCGTTAGTAACCAAGGCAATGAATCCACAAGCATTGGTAAGCGGTTTTAAATCAATGGAATCAATAAGAGATATTGAGCAATCTTTAAAAGAAATGGGATTGTCAAACTCAGAAGCAAAAACTTTGATAAGCAAAGTAAAAGAATTTTCTAATCAACGAGAAGTTGAGGAAAAAAATCAGCGAGAGGCTGATATAAAACAACAAATCATCACAAATTTAAATAATTTTACAAACAATTTAAAATAACATTTTATGTCAGATAATTTTAAACAAGAACACATGGAAGCGTTAAACGCTCTTCGTGCTGGTGTTTCTAAAGAGATGGAAGAAAAGATTAATTCTTTCCTTGATGTCCAAGAAACTAAAAACCAAGCTAAATTTAAAGATATCCAAGAAAAAGCTAATAAAGCCGAAGAATTGGAAAATAGACTTAATTCAATCGAAGCCGACCTTAAAAGAGGATTGGGTGGAGAAGAAAAACAAGCTAAATCTCAAGAGTTAAAAGCTTTTGAAACTTACTTGCGTAAACAATCACAATTTTTAGGTCAAGAAGAGCTTAAATATCTTAGAACTGATGTTGATTCAGAAGGTGGATATTTAGTTCCAGCACCACTTGAAGGCGAAATTATCAAAAAAATTACAGAAATTTCAAATCTTCGTTCAGTTGCAAGAGTTAGACCAATGTCAACTAAAACTTCCTCAACTCCATCTAGAACTAATATCGTAAGTGCTGGAATGGTTGGCGAAGGTGAAACTGATTCACTTTCTACTTCTAAATATGGATTAGAAAAACTCATTGCTAAAAAAGCTCAAGTAACTAGTCAATCTACAGTTGAAGAACTAGAAGATGCTGGTTATGATGTGTTAAATTTAATGAGCCAAGATGTTGCTGAAACTATGGCTCAATTAGAAGGTTCTCAATTTGTTAACGGAAATGGTGCTGGCAATAATTGCGAAGGCTTTTTAACGAACTCAAATGTTCCATTCATTGTTTCTAGCGTAGCAGATAAAATTACTTTCGATTCCTTAATTCATGCGACTGGTCAATTAAAATACGGCTATAATCCAATTTATGCATTTAATCGCAAAACATTAGCAGAAATTCGTAAATTAAAAGACGGCGAAGGTGGATATTTGTGGCAAGCTGGCAATTTAGCCGCTGGAGTTCCAAATCAATTAAATGGTTATAATTATATAATTTTGCCAGATATGCCTGATATTGGTGCAAATACTTTTCCTGTAATCTTTGGTGATTTTGCAAGAGGTTATGTAATTGGAGATAGAAAAGGAATGACTATGCTTCGTGATGAAATTACTAAAAAACGCGAAGGTAAAATAGAGTTTACTTGGTATAAACGCTTTGCAGGCATGGTTCAATTGCCAGAAGCTTTTGTAAAAATCAAAATTTCAGCTTAATTAATTAAAAAAAGGACTAAAAATATGTCAAGTGTAGACCAAAAAAATAATATTAGTGTAAAAAATGCACTTAATATTCAAGCAATTTCAACAAATGCAACTACTGCTGGCGTTGAAATTGACACTCAAGGTTTTGAATCGCTAACTTTTGTTATCGAAACAGGAGCTAGAACCGATGGAACTATTACGCCACTTCTTCAAGAGTCTGATACTTCAGGCTCTTATAGTGGTTCAGTTGATGATAATGATTTAATTGGAACTGAGGCTTTAGCCGCTCTTTCAACAGCTCAAGCTCGTTCAATTGTTGGTTATGTAGGTAAAAAAAGATATGTTAAATTATCTTTAGTTTCAACAGCAGTAAGTTCTGGCTTAACAGCTGGAGCAACTGCAATTCTTGGAAATGCTCGTAGCAATCCAGTTGCTTAGTTAATTAGAGGGGCGTAAAAAACCCCTCTTTTTTAAATTAAATTTATACTATATGTTAATAAAAGTATTGAAAACTACTAAAGGTGCAAAAAATCAAAATGGCGTTGAATGCCAAGAGTATTTAGCTAACAAAACTTACGAAATCTTTGATGAATTAGCGGAAGTATTTATATCACATGGCTGGGGAGTTAAAGCAATTGATAATCTCGAAGAAGATAAAATTGAAATTCAAGAGGAAAAAGCTTTAGATATTTTAGAAAATAAAGCAATTGATAATCTCGAAAATAAATCTATTAAAACAAAAAAAGGTAAATAATTATGTCAAATGTATCAAACTATTTTAAACAACCAGCTTCTAATTCAAGTGATAACGCATTAGTTCTTGGCGGAACTGTTGAAACTGCAGGCGGACAATCAGTTAAGAAAGTTTATCTTAACACATATATTGGCGACATCTCAACAGCTGGTCAAATTTATGTAGTATCTCCAGTTTCTGGAACAATTACTAAAATTTATTCAGTAATTAACGGTGCAATCACTGGTGCAAATACTATTCTTACTCCAAAGCTTGCAGGAACTGCAATCACTGGTGGAGCTATTACAATAGCTTTTTCAGGTTCAGCAGAAGGAGATGTTGATTCATCAACTCCAACAGCTTTAAATACAATAGTTGCTGGTGATGCAATTGAAATTGAAACCGATGGCGGATCAACAGGAACCGTTAAAACTGTATTAACAATTGAAATTACTTTAAGCTAATGACTATATCACAATTTCAATCAAATCTTGGTTTTGAAGCAGAGGCAACAATTGCGGTAGAACAAACAAAATCTAACGCAATTGATTTATATGGAACTTCGTTAATTGGATTTATAACCGATGCGAATTTGACAGGCACTGCTTTAACATTTGAAGGAAGCGACAGCTTAACTGGAACTTATGTCCCAATTCATAATAATAGCGGTGTAATTAGTCGAACTGTAGCAACTTCCAAATATTATCTTGAATCTTCAGTTGACACTTTTAAAGGTTTAAGATTTTTAAAAGTTGTTTCGGGAACTATTCAAGCAACAAATCCTGCGGTTATTAAAATTGTTAGCAGACCATAATTTAACAATATTAGCCAAGTAAAATTGGCTAGTATTTAAATAAAATATCATGACAGTATCGCCAATAAATTACATTTTATCAACGGACGCAACAACCGAAATAATCACATTAGCCGAGATTAAAATTTTTTTAAAAATTGATGGCAGTGATTACGATAGTATTTTAACTCCTTTTATTAAAGTTTCTCGTCAAATTGGAGAAAAAATAACGGGGCGTGATTTTGTTGAAAAAGAATATAAAACATTTCTAGATTGTTTTCCTGATTGCCACGGAATTGAGATTAGAAAAAGTAAATTAAAATCAATTACATCAATTCAATATTACGATGTTAATAACGCATTACAAACATTAAGTTCTAGTGATTATTATTTTACAAATGATGCAAATTATTCATCAATATATATTAACAATGATAAATCTTTTCCATCAACTTATGATAGAAAGCAAGCGGTTATAATTACTTTTAAAGTTGATTATCCAAACTTTCCAGCAACATTAAAACAAGCGTTGCTAAGTGTTTGTGCTTATCTTTATGAAAATGCTGGCGATTGTGTAAACGAAAATAATTCACAATTTAAATCTTTGTTTTTTCCATATATTATACCACAAAAATTTATTATATGAAATGTCAGTCAATAAAAAGAACTGTAAATAAAGTTTGCATTGGCGATTTTAATCATAAAATTAAAATACAAACAACTTCAATCTCTCCAAATAATGCACCTAACGGACTTTCAAGCGTAGTATTTACAACAGTTGCGGAAGTGTGGGCAATGATTAAAACAAATCCATCAAGAGAATTTGTCGATGGCGTTAATATTGAGAATGGTTTGAACACTGATTTTTATGTTCGTTTTAATACTGCAATTCCTTTAACCAAGCAACTTTGGATAGAATACAAAAATAATTTATATAAAATAACTAACACTGACAATATCGATAAAATGGATAACATAGTGCGGTTAAGAAGCACAGAGAAAGGCGATAAAACAATTAATGCTAACAAACGATGATTAAAGTAAAAGCTGGCTCAAGCAACGAAAAAACAATGAAGTTTTTATATGAATTGCCAGTTGATTTAACAAAAGCAATTCGTCAAGGCTTTTACACATCAGGAAAGCAATTAGTCGCAGATTTAAACAAAGATATGAAAGCCCCTAAAAGTGGTAGAGCTTATAAAGTTTATCGTGGAGTTAGTGGCAAATTAAAGAAGCCTAAATTACATATTGCATCAGCACCGAGCGAAACGCCCGCAATCATTACAGGTAAGTTTAGAAAGTCTGTTGATTTTGCGGTTAGAGGGAATAGAACCCTTGAATTCGGTGCAAATCAATCAGCTCCAGAATATGCGGAATTTTTAGAAAAAGGAACTTCTAAAATGGAAGCAAGAGAGCCGTTTAAACGCACAGTTTTAAAGCTTAAAGATAAAATTAAATCAAACATAGATATTCAGTTAAAAAAGGCATTGGAGGGTAAAAAATGAAAGGGGTTTACATAGTAAATAGATTAAAAGAAATTTTGCCAAAATATACTGATGATTTTTCAACAATAATTAATGTCTCTTCATTAACAAGAAGTGGTTCAACTATTACTTGCACAACCACAACCGCTCATGGATTATCAACTAATGATTACGCAACAATTCGAGGTGCAAAAAAACCAATTGCTTTAACCTCAATTACTTTTTCAAATGGAATTGCAACAGCGACGGCATCAACCGACCACGAATTAACCGACCCTTCTAAATTTTCTCCAGCAAATTTACCTTTATATGTTGAGATTGCGGGAGCTAGTGGATATAATGGCGTAAAAGAATTAGTAAGCGTTCCAACTAATTTAACATTTAAATTTAAAGTAAGTGGAAGCCCGTCAACTGTATCGGGTGGATATTTATTATTAGAAGACCAAGAAGGCTATAATGGTTATAAACAAATTACAAAAATTGATGCAACTTCTTTTTCTTACCAAACAACTGGTTCTATGCTATCGCCAGCACAGGGAACGATCCAAGTAAGTTGCTTAACTAGAATTGACCACGCACCAACGCCAGCAAGAATACAACAATATTATTCAACAAATTCAAATAATATTTCGCAGGTTTGGGCTTTCGTTGTTTTAAGTCAAAACCAAGCTTTTAAAGATGATACAATTGTTGGCGATTCATCTTCTTCAAATAAAAAAAATGAGTCTTATTGGAATACATCTATGCAACAATTCAATATTTATGTTGTAATTCCTTCAACAGGTTCAACCCTTGGCGGTATTTCACAAGACCAAGCAAAAACCTATTTAAACCCGCTTTTAAAATGCTTAGCAAATTATATTTTTGTAAGTGATTTAAAAGAAGAAAAAACTCAACCATGTCAATTTATTGGCGATGAAGCAGATGATTACATTGAAGCAAGATATACACATAGATTTGATTTTACCGTTCCAAACATTATACAAACAGAAGATACGGCAGATTTCGACAATGGAACACCATTAAAAATAATCGATGGAATATTTGAAGATAACAACCTTGAATTTTATGTTAATACTAGGAGTTAATCATAGTTTTTCACATTGAGAAAATTTAAATTTTTAGCATGATTTTAACATCAAAATTAAATTTTATTTTATGAAATTAAAAATAAATCAAGATATTAAAACGCCAAACGGCAAAGTCTTTAAAGATTCAATTATTGAAGTTGATGATATTGACGGAGTGCCATCAGAAATATTTTGGCGTAATAGAATAAGAGATTCAGCAATTGATAATTGCGTAGAGATTGTATCAACTCAAAAAAAGGTAAATAAATAATGGGTGCATCATTTCCAAATATAACTTCAAATATTAAATCAGCTTTAACTGCCAAAAATGCGGGCGAGCGTTCAATTTTGTTAGTCGGTTGTATGATTAGCGGAACTGCTTCAAGCGGTCAACTAAAAGAAGGCATTATTTCTAAAAAAGAATTTAATGATTTCTTTGGTGCTAAATCACAAATTGCAAAAGCTGGTAGAGCCATGATTGATGCTCTTTCAGTTTCTAAAATTAAACCTAAAATTAGTGCAATTGGTTTAACTGATAATGCTTCAGGCGTTGCATCAACAGGGACGATTGCATTTAGCGGAACAGCTACCGAAGCAGGAACTTTAACAGTTTACATTGACTCAATTAGAAATGGTAAATATGAATTAGCCGTTGCCAGTGGTGCAACCGCCAGCTCAATTGGTGCTAATTTAGAAACTTTAATTACCGCCAATACTTATTCTCCAGTAACCGCAGTAAATACAAGCGGTTCAGTTGCTTTAACTGCTACTAACGATGGAACTCAAGGAAACACAATCGGACTTAAAATAGTTGGTTCAGTTGCTGGAATTACTGCAACACTTACAGCAATGGCGAGCGGTGCAACTAATCCAATTCTAACATCTTTATTTGATTCAGTTGTTGACCAAAGATATACCTCTATTGTTTACCCTGCCGAGTGGGGAACTTCAACTTTAACAGCTTTTACAGAAGCAAGATTTAATGTTGATAATAAAATTATTGACGGCATTGGTATAACTTCTAAACCTGATACTTATTCAAATACAAACACAGCAGGCGATGCTTTAAATCAAAAAACTTTAGCATATTTAGGAATGCCATTAATTGCAACATCAACTCACAAAGGTGGAGCAATCTTTGAAAGTCCAATTGTTATTGCTTCTTATTTTGCTTGCCTAAGAGAATTAAGATTAACAGAAGGTGCAAATGTATCATCAATTACAACTAATGGACAATCAATTGGCGGTAGCTTCTTTGGTGGCATACCTTATCATAACACTCCATTTAATTTGCTTCCAACCATTGAAACTGGACATGATTTTACAGATACAGAATGTGTAGAATTAGAAAATAGTGGAATCACTTTGCTTAGAAATAATCCATCAAATACAACTATTATTTGTAATGAAGCGGTTACGACTTACAAAACAGATGCATTAGGACAAATTGATAAAACTTTTAAATATATTAACTATGTTGATACATTAACAATTGTTCGTGATTATGTTTTCCAAAATCTAAAAGCTGATTTCTCACAACATATTCTAACAACTGGTCAATTAATAGCTGGTCGCCCTATGGTTAATCGTGAAGGCTTTATTGCTAAAATGATGGGCTATTATGGAGCTTTATCAGGTTATAAAACTGGCAATAATAATTATGTATTATTGAGAGCTGGTAGCGAAGAAGCTAATGCATTTAAACAAGCTTTAGAAGATTCAATTGTGATTACTTTGGTTGATGGAAAAATCACCGCAGAATCAATCGCAAATATTGTTTCACAAGTTAGACAACTTATTGTTAATTTCACTCCAACCTTTGAATAATTATGGCAATTCTAGATTACGGCAATTTATCAATTAACGGAACTGTTATCTCTTACGAGGGAGCGGTTAAAATTGAAGCAGGCACAAAAAAGCGTATTGTAAGTCCACAAGTAAACGGTGGTAAAATAATTACGACTGATATTTCAACTAATGTAAGTAAAATTACAGTTAAAGTAAGGGTTAAGCAAGAAAGCAATAAATTATTTGATGGCTTCTTTAATAATGGAGATAATAACACTATCTCTTTTAGAGACCAAAACTTTTCAGCTTGTGCTTTAGAAATGCTTCCAGAGCGTGAAGATTTAGCAACTGTTGATTATGTATTTTTAGGCGACCCAGCAATTTAGTTTTTATGGATAATATTACTTTTGATTTACAAACTCCGTTAAAAGTTCAAGCCAATGTTGATGGTAAGAATGTTTTTAATGATTTAGATAAAATTTATTTAAAAGCTCCGACTTACAAAGATAAAGATAAAACTCTTATATTAAAGAAAAAGTTTATAGAAGCAATCTTTGCAATGACTGCAACAATTCAAAAACAAGATGCTCAAGAACAAATAGGCGAAGGCAAACTTGATTCAAAAGCAATCAAAGCAATTTTATTCGCTTCTAAAGATTTTGACATTGTGGCATATTTTAAACATTTTGAAAGCCTTTTAATTAATGTTGCTTTTAAGGATGAAGATATGAAACAACCCTTAATTATTAGTGAAGTGCAAAAGATTGATGAATCAGATTTTGAGGAGCTATTGGCTAAATATATAGAGGTTTTTTTTATTGTTTCTTGGATGAAGACTCTAAACTAGAAACTATTATTTGCAACCTCGCATATTTTTATAAAGGGTCAGCAAGTATGGACTGGTTAGAGTCGCAACCAATACCAAAGCTTTTAAGATTACAAAAAGAGGCGGAGAAAATTAACAAACAACTAGAAAAAAATGTTTAAAATATCTTACATATACGATTTAGTTGATAACATAAGCCCTCAATTAAAGAAGATACAATCAAACTTAGAGCAGGTAAATAATAAGGTTGCTAATACAGCTCAATCAATGTCAAATTCTTTTAATAAAATTGGTGATTCATTAAAACAAACTTCTCAATCTGTTAAAAATGTTGGTTCAACATTAGCTCCTTTTTCTGTAGCTATGGGTTTAATTGGAGTTAAAGCTTTTAAATCGGCTGCAGAATTTGAGATGTTAAGAATAAGAATGAATGTTTTAACTGGAAGTGTAGAAATGGGGGGAAAGGCATTTGCAGAAGTCACCAAATACGCCGCTAAAACTCCATTTCAAATACAAGATATTAGTAAATCTTTAAATATGATGATGTCAACGGGTGGCATGGGTTTTGAAGAAGCAATGAAAACTATAAAAATTCTTGGTGATATAGCGGCAATTTCAGGAGGTGAAATGAGTGGAATGGCTTTAGCACTTTCCCAAACATCAGCGACAAGTAAATTATTGGGACAAGATTTTAACCAATTTGTCAACAATAGCGTTCCTTTAATGAAAATTTTAAAAGATTACACAGGTAAAACTACTGCACAAATTATGCAGATGAAAGAAGATGGTGCTTTAAGTTTTGATATTGTAGCAAAAGCAATGGAGAAAGCAACAAAAGCTGGCGGTTTATTTGAAAATGGTGCAGAAATAATGTCAACTACTTTATCAGGGTTGGCTTCAAGCTTAATTGATAATGTCAATATAGCTTTTGCAGAACTTGGTGCAGAAATGGCAAAGGTTATTGGAGCCTCTGAGCAAATAACTAAGCTATCTGATATTGCTAGTAAATTAACCGAAAAATTCAAATCACTTTCACCAGAAGCAAAAAAATTTATAACTTATGCAATATTAATTGGAATAGCATTAGCTCCAATTATTTTAACACTAGGTTCTTTGCTCGCCGTATTTGGATTAGTTGTTAGTGGATTTGGATTGCTTGCAGGTGCATTTGCTTTTTTATTTACGCCATTAGGTTTTACTTTATCATTATTTGCTAGAATGGCAATAGCTTTATACAGTCTTAAAGATGAATTAATAATAGTTTATGATTTTTTAAAAGATAAATTTGCTGGTGCTTTTGATTATGTAGCAGATAAAATAAAGATGGTGATGGATTTAATCAATAAATTTAGAACTGATTCAGCGGTTGTTTTAAACTTTTTAGGACTTGATAAAATGGCAAATTTTGTCGCACCAGAAATTAACCAGCCATCACAAATTAATAAATCACAAAGTTTAACGGCTGGCGGTGAATTAAATGTAAACATAAAAGGATTGCCTAAGGGTTCTAATTCTAATTTTACCCCAAGACCTAATAGCTTCTTGCCCGTTGGTATTAATTCAGTATTTGCGGGGACTTAATGACTATATTCGATACTTCACGATTACCAGAAGGACAATTTAAAGACGCTTATTTTTATTACCAAGATCAAAGCGGAAGCGGTGGAAGAAAAACAATTACTCATGAATATCCAAATAAAAAAGAAAGATATGTTGAGGATAATGGCGGGTTAGAAAAG